TAGCTAATTCACTTGAGTTTGGAGTAGAACCTTTTTGTGCTTTTTCCATTTCCTTGTTTTGTTTTTCTATTATTTCGTTTATTTTGCGAATATTAAACCTTCTAAGCCAAATTGGCATATGGTAAACGTCCCAATATTTAAAACCCCCCTTCCCAAAATAAACCAAAGAGAAAATTTCTTCAAATAAAGTAATTCTATACTTTAACGTCAGGCCAAAAAAAGTTAACCCCCAAGGGGATTGAGGCCTCCTCATCCTCTATATAAAAAGACATATCAACATCAGGAGTAACCTCTTGATAATAATTTCTTAATGCTCTAGAATCCATAGCTAACATTCCAGTGTCTATAAAATTTCTAATAGTTTTAGATTCTGTATCCCCGTTCACAGACGTAATTATGTATTTGAGTCTAGTGGTAAGTTCAGGGTTTGAATTTTTGTGAATTTTTTTGAGTCCTTTTAATTCTTTTTCTATTTTTCTTTCATCTCCATGAGTTAAAAGCTTAAAAGTAATCGAAACCTTAGATTTAGGTAGAGTAAATTCAAAATGGTTTTGTCCTTTTTTAAAATCTTCGTGTAATTTTTTATCTTTTAAAGATGATAAATCCACAGAATGTGTTTCTCCATCATATTTAAAATCATAATCTTTACCGTATCCTAAAATACGAGCAGCTATCATAATAGCATTCTTATCCCCTATCAATAAATCATTATAATTTATTGGGGTTTTAATGACTGATTGTAATAATTTGTCTATTGCTGTCCCCTCTTTAATATAAGATTGGTTTGTAAGAATGTCTTCCTCTTTTGCAGACATATATTTAATTTCTATTTGACCACTTGATAAGGGATTGTCTTCAGGGTATAATAAACCTTTTGAGGGTAATTCTACCGTTTCAGTCGGTAGAGTAAATTGATTTTCCATTTATTAACATTTTTTTGTTGCATATAAATATATGCGAAACAAAGAAGAGCACCAAAAGGTGCTCTTTTTTACGAGGGACTTTGTATTAGTAGTTCAATATAGCATAATCCATGCCTATTGTCAGGTTAATATTGTTTAAAGCTTCACCAGCTGTCCAATCCATATCTCCAAAAGTAGCTGTTTTAACAAATGCTCCTTTTAAGATCCATTCTTCCACTACATCTCCAACAGGACCTAAAACATTAATTCTAATATCTTTCTTATAGAAATCAGAATAACCATCTCTACCTGTTACAGATTCGTGTGCTAAACGTACCCATTCCATTACTGCTTGAGCGCCTGAAGGGGTGATTGGATCGTATAGATCACAGGTAATGTCTGCCCAATGGGCTTTTCCTTTTATCTTTCTATATACGTTGATATGATCAATTTTGATTTCGTTCATTTCAACAGATGGTCTAGAAATTTTCTTAATTATATATGAAGGAATACCGTCAATATACATGATGAACCTATTCTGTACTTTTGGTTCAAAAGCGGTAAACATTATTTCATTGGGATCTAATACTGCCATGTTGTCTTATTTTTATTTCGATTATAAATATTTAATTATTTAAAAAGTATTGTATTTTTTTATCCAAATGTTGCTCCTGTTGGAAGTACGTTGAAATCTAAAATTATAAATTCAACTGCTTTAGCAGGTTGTAGATAAATTTGTCCAATTAATTGGTTTCTATCTATAACATCTGGTGTGTTATTTGAATCATCCATTACTACTTTAAAGGCATATAAACCTTGTCTTTGTTGTACTGATTCTAAATATGGGTTAACTATGTTTAAGAACCTATTTCTAGTTTGTGTTGTGTTGTTTTCAAACACTAAGTAACGTGAGCTAGAGGCAATAAATTTCTTAAGTGCTATTAACAACCTTCTAACATTGATTCTATCAAGTGCGGATGGTTGTTGTTGAAGTGTTTTCTGACCCCATATTACTACTCCTTGTCCTGGGAATGTAGCTATTGGGTTGATACTTTCTTCATATAAGCTGTCTCTTTCAGTTCTTTTAAGTGGATTTTTAACTTCCAATACTCCACCTAAACCACCACGATTTAAACCTGCTGGCGCAAACCATTCAGCTGCTCTACTATCTGATTGAGCATATAAACCTGGTAAAATTACTGTTGGTGGAACATATACTGGTTTGTTAATGCTTGAGTCTAATACTCTAACCCATGGATAATAAGTAGCAGCATAGTTGCTGTCTATTCCTGAACCTTGGATTTGGCTTATTGTTGAACCAACTGATGTTCCTAAAGCTGATAAATCAAATGGGTAAAAAGCATCTCCTCTTTCCGAAACCATATCAATTGCTGAATTAATTATTTCAGGCGATAATGATTGTAGGATACCGGGAGTGGTGAGTAAATTGAAGTCATATTGGTCATCGTTTGATAATATGTTAAATACTTTCTTATATGCTATTGTTCCAACAGCACTTGTAGAACTTATATCAAATCCAAACGAATTAGCTGCCGATAAATCTTCACCTACTTTTATAATTCTTGATGGGTTAATCCCGTCAAATCCGCCCTGCATAGGTAAACTGAATTGTAATTGTGAAGGTGCAGGTCCTGCTACTCCTGTTGAATCTAGGCTAGCACTTAATGAACCTACCCAAAGTGATGAACTTGGATGACCATATAAGTTGTCTGTGTTGAAATCTGTTAATGAAGCTGCTGTTCCATTTCCTATATTAGAATAAGTCCTAGATACCGCTGAGGAAGCTCCTAACGGAACGGGATTAACATAATTACCATTATCTGAGATTAAAGAATCCCACCCTAAATAGGCTCTTGAGCTATAATTTTGAGGATTGGTTCCTGATTTGTCTAAATGTTGTTGTAATTTATATGTTGGAGCTGGTAAATTATATGTAGCAAACCCTGTAATGGTTTGTAATGGGGCTTTAAATCCTTTTGGTGAAAGTTTAGGACTATATGCTTTATCTCTTACTTGAGGATTTACTTCTACTCTAAGATAATTTCCTGTTGTGTTATAATCTCCTTTAGTTACTACTTTAATTAGAGTCGAATCATATTCACTATATCTATCTCCAATTACTCTTGCTATATAGTTAGGAGAATCTGGATCTAAATTAACTCCTGTGTATTGTTCTACAATAGAAGCTTTTCTATCAGTGTCTCCATATTTTCTTATTAAGACATCAAAAGTTGAATATTGTTCTACATCATTTATATCTGCTGGTTCTCTTAACCCTGCAATAGAGACATAAACATCTTTATTTGTTTGGGCTCCATCTGCTAAATGGTGGAATTTGAATAAATTAGATGTTGATCCCCCTATTATTTGAGAAGTAACCCAAGGGGTAGAAGCATGATCATACCCTTCAGCGAATGAAGAACTAAATGCACAAGTGGTACTGGATAGAACTAAATTAATACTTGCAGTTGGAGTATTTGCTACTGATGTTGTTTGTTCATCTCTAAAATTCAAATAACAATATGCTTTGTCTGATGTTCCGTCTGAATTGTTAGGTGAAGTTCCTATTACCCTTGTAATATAATCATTTCTGGATGGGTTTAATGAAGCAGTTACTGAATAAGCTGACTCAAAAGCACTACCACTAAAATCAATACCAAACGCATTCGACATCGATATAGGGGAAGTCCCTAAAGAAGAAGACAATGTTTCACTTAATTCTATTGTTGAATCATCAGTGTTTAAACTTGGATGGAATACTGTTAATATAGTACTCGCTGATACAGCAGCTACTAATTTTTTAGTAGAACCATCAAAGGAATATCCTCCTCCTGCTAATATTCTTACTATAATTACTGACCCTGCCTTCGATAAATAATCTCTTACTGAAAAGGGTACATATGTGTATTGGCTCTGACCACCAAATTTTGCTTCAAATTCTGAGAAACTCCTAACTACTGTTGGAGCAAAAGCAGGTCCTTTAACTGTTGGACCTACAATAGTAGCACCTATAGCTGCTACTCCTGCTTGAAGAAAACTTTGATCATTTTCTCTCGTAAATACACCTGGGGAAACTATTCTTTCTGCCATTTATCTAATATTTAATGTTGTGTTTTATTTGTTCTGTTATAAATATTAGAAAACAACCAAAACCATGTTATTGTTTAGTGAATTCTCCAGTGCCAAGATCTAATGTGCCCTGTCCATGAGTTTCTTCGAGTTTTTTAGCAATTGCTGTCTCTTTGGCTTCTAATTCTAGTAATTTACCTTTCATCTCATTTTTCTGAACTTCCAACCTAATAAAATCAACTTCAATTCTTCCTAACGCAGTTTGAACGAAAGTGAATTCATCTTGTAGTTGTTTAATTTCACCTAAAAGAGCCTGATCTACCTTTTCAGTTTTAAGTTGTGGCGCTTCTTTTACTGTTGTTTTTGTTGGGGGTGTTTTTTCTTTAATCATAATTTTTATTTTTTTATGTTCGTAACATTTTCATTTATGGAATCCAAACAATGGTTGGGTTCTATTTTATCTAATATGCGTCTAAGGGATCTACCAAACCTTGTTAAT